TGAGAGTCTGGGAAGATCTCCAGGCACTCAAAAGAGGAGAACGACCATTCTTCCTCTGGGAACATCAGCTCAAAGATGAGCGCCGTCCTATTAAGAAAATTAAGGACGTAAATACTCGAATTTTCACGATGGCCCAAGTCAACGCTACTGTGGTAGCCCGAGCACTGACGATGAATTTTACCGCAAGGTTTTATGAGTCGGTTGCGCAAGGCTTTTCTGCTGTTGGGATTGATACGCATGGACCGCTGTGGGCTAAACTACAGCGAGAATTGTTGAATGTATCCAACAAAGGATGTGACGGTGACTTTGGGAAGTTTGACGGAACCCTTGACCCGGACCTGATAATGGACACCCTTCGTATCATTGCTCGTTGGCAGGATCATCTCACTCTTTGGAGACGAGATGTGAACACAGGACAATGGACAAATTTGACATTTGATCGCGAAGAGCTGGAAAGGGCGCTAATTGTGCTCGCCGGTGACTTTATCCACACATATCAAATTGTGATGGATTGTCTACACCGCAAGTGGCAGGGTAATCCCTCTGGGAATTGCCTAACTGTGGTGTTGAATACAATTGTTAACGCAATGTATCTCCGGCTTGCATTTGCAGCGCTGAAAACTGAGGCTCCGCTATTTATACCCGTAGTAGCGTACGACAAATTTGTCAAGGATTGGTATTATGGTGATGATAATGTGCTCGCTATTTGCCCCGACATACTCGACTGGTTTAATCCGTCCCGAATTTCTGAATACTTTGCCACTCTCGGCATCGACTATACAACAGCCGACAAGAGTGGAATAAAGCAGCAAATAAAGGATGTGAGGGATTTCCGGTTTCTGAAAAGAGGCTGGAGACCAGACGAGGAGTTGAGACATCTAAAGTGGGACCCAATAGACCCTGATACGATCAATGAACTCACCAATTGGATTAGAAGTTGTGATGACCCTGATTTGCAATTGAGGGAGCAATTCGGCAATGCGCTGTACGAAAGTGCCGCGCATGGAAGGATATTTTATTGTAGTTTTCTCGAAAAGTGCAACGTCGCTCTGAAGCAAGTAGGTTTGGATGAATTTCCAAACGAATATGACGAGCTGCGCACGCATAGAATTCGACAGCTTGCCGGAGTACCTGTAACAGGGGAAACGTTACTTGTTGGAGAGGGTTCGACTGTGATCTCCTGATTGGGATTTGAACACGGAACCCGGACTATTTTATTGTGCCGATTGGTCTTCCTTATAGATTAGAATTTGTATATCTTTAAAAATAAATAACC